TGGCTCTTGCAGTAGTATCAATGGGGACAGCATGTAGTTCAGATGATATTATTGAAGGTGCTCAGACTACGGAACAGAACAGTAATGTAGTAACTATTCATGTAAGTAACCCACAGAGGCCAGGAACACGTGCAACAGTGGTAGGTGATTACGACGTAAATGTAACGTCAGGTAGAGCCGTTACTTATCCTACAACTGGAAAGATAACGAATTACAAGTATATTTGGACAGTAGGAGATTATCTTTATACATATGATCCAATTAAAGACTTTGTCAGCACATTTGTATGTCAGTCAGTTGATGAGAATGGTGCAGGCGCTACATTTACTTCTACTGATGCTAAATGGTCTACTGGTAATACAATTTATCTCTTTGCTTCAAAAGAGAAACCTACAGTAACCAACCATAATGAAGTAAATTTTTATTATATTAATCCAGCTAATGCAGGCTTTGCATGGGGAGATGCCGATAAGAATACTGCAGTACTTACTAATACAAACTTTACAGGTATAGGTAAGATAGATAAATGTCCAGAACTTGCAAATAATGGTTCTCCAGTGAGGATGGAATGTACACTTGACGTTACACCATCTATGACGATGTACTTTCGTGATATGATGCATGATTATCAGAGTGTTTCATTAACACAAAGTGTAAAGAAAGGGGCATTTGATGGTTATTATGATGGTGCAACATACAATCTATCTACTAAGAAGTATACACCAGGTATGCTCAGAAATACATGGCTTACATTGTCAGATAGGGATCCACAGAGTTTTGGTAAAGGCGTTATTTATATGCCTTTGGTTGAAACAAAATATGATAAAGTAACTATCTCTCTTATTGGTAAAAATAAGAACATGGAGGGTGATGTAACTACTGTACGCAGCATCTACACAAAGAATAATTTTGATGCTAAATCAGAGAATAACTATTATAACCTCGGTGATATGGCTAAATGGACTAAAGATGCAGATCATCTATATATTATTGGTGACGCTACTCCATTTGGTTGGGCACAATCTACAGTGAGAGGTGATAGTACACGTATTTGGCCTTTTACTGCAAAGATGAAGAATGAAGGGAACGGTGTATTTACATACATTGGCCCAGCATTGGGTTCAGGTAACACACCAACACAAATATATAGTCCTTCAAGTCCAGATGCAAATTATCAAACACCAAGTAGAAGTAACGGAGCATTTAAGTTCTATTTCTTTAACAATGGTCTTTATGAAGGGGCTGGGCTCATGCGTAAGTCTGGAGCTGATACTGATAGAGAAACTACTTCATACTATTCTACTTATGATAATTCACTTCGTGGTGATGATACGTGGAAAGTAGTAAATGCAGGTGTTAACAAGATTACAGTTAATGTACGTACAAATAAGGTAACAGTAGAGCCTTACACTGGAACACTGCCTACATTACAAATTACAAAATCTGATGGTTCTAAGGAAACTGTTAATAAATTATGGTTGTTTGGTTCTGCAACACCTCTTAAGAACTATACTGCTACTATGCCCCTTGCATTTAGCTATAATGCAGCAGATGATCCAAATCACTTTGTTTGGGAAGGTCATTTGACTAAGGGTTATCTTAAATTCCCTTATATCTTTGGTGATTATAATTTCAATCAGACAAGTTATCTGATGCNNNNATGGGAAGTAACAGATCCCGGTTTCTACAGGATTATAGTAGACGTAAATACTATGAGGGTTACTTTCATAAAGAAGTAGTAAAAATTTTTAGAATAGTATAGTGTAAAACTATACTATTCTTTTTTTTTCATTACCACAAATCTTCCGAAAACAATAACTCACCGCTAATCTTACCCGGCTCTACCTGTCCTGATCTTAGCGCGATTTGTAGTGCAGTTTTTCTATCAACAAATCTTCCATGTGATGTGTAAAATCCCTGTTTTTCCCTGCACAGTTCATCGCGCCATCTATGCATGATTTCCGGGTGTCTTCTTGCGGTCTCGATAAAGTAAATATCATCAACCTTGCCAAATTCTTCCCACTTGCTCGGATCTTTATACATTACTCTGGATTCCTCTGGCATGTTAGGTTCTTTTCTATAGATTGCAGCACTTATTATATATTCACTGCTCATCATCCCCTAGTTTCTCAAATTCATCATACAGGTCGATAATAGATTTACTACCGTCATCATACTTTTCCAGAAATTTAACAAACATTCTCTGTACACCGTCCTTACATATTCTGTTGTTAAATTCTATTCCATCCCTCTTACACTTCCTAAAGACCTGCATGATTCTCCTGAGTGATTTTACGAAGTTATAGTAATCAAATTTAACCTTGAATTTAAATCCTCTTGCATCAGTCACTACAAACCCTTCTATGTCACAGTTATCTACACTATATAATGCAATAGTATCCCACAGTGTATCATCATCGTGGATAGTAAATTCATTCGGTGTTCTGATAGATGTATTTTTCTTAACTACCTCTTTGAACTTATCTGATACTGTTTGATAGTCCGGTTCTAGGTTTAACTTATTATGTAGTATATCCAAAAGTACTACCTCTTCTTTTTCGTACTTAATGATATGAGGGTCTTCAGTAGGGCTAATTACTTCAAATACGGCCGATGCATTCTCCTTCTTTAGTAAACTCTTAAGAAAGTCGGCGTCATGCTTACTCACTGTCTCATTAAATATTCTTTCAAATCTCTCAGCGAATGGTCCACTATCTGTTGTCTTAGATGCGAATACTACCTGTCCATCTACCACAGACATAATTCCTAGGTATCCATTTTCCTTGACAGCTACTTTAACAGGGAACACTAAGGATTTTTCAAGATTCTCCACCCTAGTTTCTTTCTGTTCGCCTAGGTTAAAGAATTTGTCATAAGATCTTAACCTAACTTCACCAGTCTTCTTATCTACAAAAAGTCCCCTTGCCTTGATTGTTGCTAGATTCCACTTCTTGCCAATAAATGCATTCCTAGTAAAGTTCAGTGAGTACATATTATGCTTACAACCTTTGACATTAACCAATCTACTATTCATCATCTTACAAACCTCAGGATCATCTACTTTATAGACTGCCTGTTGAAAATTATTTAGTCTCTCTACGCTAAACACTTTATTTTCGTATGATAGTAGCTCTCGGTCTCCTTCTGTAATAGATAATACTTTCAGGTTTCCTCCAAATTCAACACTATCCTCTAGGCAAATGGAGTGTTCTGTTGGGTTTGTATTTCTATGTCCATGTACCTGTATAAAATCTTGACATCTCCCTAGTAAGTAATTCTCTTCATATGTCTTATCAACTTCCATGTCATATCCACCTACTCCTTTTATCATATTAATTGTTGGGATAGTGGTTAAGCTAGGAACTGCAGTAAGACCTCCATGTGTAACTAGGTATTTCTGCCCCTTATGTACAAAAGCGAAACATTGACGTAGTCGGTTGTATATTTCTTTTAGATTCTTCACTACCTGATCTCTTGGGTATGACTTCTCTATTTCTTCTAGTGTTTCTTTAAAATCACTAGAGGTTATGTCTAGTCCATTAATGAGTTTCCATATATGCTTTTCATGGTTACCTTCCAATAGTATTACATTTCTATCTTTATGGTGCTGTACTAGAAAATCATACATCTCCTTATTCTCAATACCTCGATCAAAATAGTCCCCAACAAATACATACAGGACATCCGGATCCAATGTTTCACCCACTGCCTCTTTTAGACAAGTATAGCAACCATGAATATCTCCAATTACCTTGACTTCTTTATAGTCTGATACATCCGTGACATAGTAGTTTATTATTTCATCTATACTACTAATCTGTTTAAACCGGTTTGATAGTTTATTGGCCTGTAATATCTCATAGGCCCTGGTTATTTCAGATTCTGGTACTCGTCTTATTGGGTCACGCAGTAAGTTTCTCTCTAGGCACTCTTCCAATGTTGCCTCTATGTTGAGTTGGTAGCAGTTATATCTATACTTATCTGCTAGTTCCAAATACTTAGACACAGCCTTACTTGTTTTGTGGGTTGCATCAATAACTGTAAAATCACCACACGTCATACGAACCTCTAACATCCTGTGCAGTGTATTCCAGACCTCTCTATCAAACCTTGCACTAATCGACATACTACCATCCTCTGTCATGCTAGGTGAATGGAACATCAACCTAATTTCATCTGCAGAAAGTGTGTAGTCTGTTAAGTTATTGTTTTTGATGAAGGTAGATTTTCCACTACCCATACAACCTCTTAGGATCAATAAAGTTCTCATATATTAATTTTGTTTTTAAATTTCATGATCATATCCATACTCACGACTTCCTAAGGTACTTTCATCAATTGCTAGTCCCTTATCGATTAGTCCTCGTGTGTCAAAGAACCTACTACAAAGCCAATCCCGTTTTTCCTGACTGTCCATTTGTAGTATATCATCCCTTGTTGCTGTCTTGTCACCACTGTACTCCCTATAGTCAATCAAGTCACGCTCTTCTATGTCGTCTAGCCTTTTAAGAATAGGTCGTACATGTTCAATACTCACATACTCATCATCGCCTAGAAATTCACATAAGGCGGTTACATCTTTTGCTTGATTTGTGTGATTATATAGTGGTTGTACATAGACTCTGGTTAATGTATATCTGATTCCACTAACTTCTACTTTAAGCCCAAAACATAATCTACTAAGTATGTCTTGGATTAGCTCTATTTTTTCTTTTTTCTTCATACTTACAAACTGTTTTTACTATATCATTAATTAACCTACTTTTATACTTCTCATAACCACTAGTATAATCTATCAGGTAACTACTAGAACACCATACTACATCAAGTTCTGTCTGTTTCTGTCCCTGTAATTTTCTCCAGTCAAACTCATAATGTAGCAAGTAGATAGTTGGATATTCATGGTTAACATATTCACAGTTTACCGACAAGAAGACATTACTATCATTCATGCCAAATATACAATCACTAGTACATACCCACTTATCAGGTCTTGCGATAATATATAGATAGCCTGACTTAACCGACTTTCCTCCATCTATTCTCTCTGCATTAACTGTATTCCAACTAGATAAGAAGTCTAGATTAGCACCACTTTCAGCTTTCCGACATACTGAAAAACTAGATTCACTGTTTCTTGTTATCTTAAGAACTATGTTTCTCATCTTCCACTATCCTTGTTGCAGTTTTTAACAGTTCGTCAATTTCTTCCTTTAGTTTACCTCTACCTGTTTCTTCATACTTACTAAAACTCCAGACCACTCTTAGTTCTGTTGGTCTATTATTTACGTAATCTTGTCGGTTGAATTTATAGTAGAGCAAGTAGAGGCTATATCTAGTACTACCTCTGGCTATTTTTATAATATTAGCCTTAAGATTTTCGTAGAAGAAATAATCTAGGTCTTCTATCCTACCACCAAACAAATAACGGGTTCTATTCTCTGTGACTACTAGGTATCCAGACATATAATCTTTGTCACCTAGCCTTGTATAAACCATGCCTGGCCTATAGTGTTCACTGTCTCCTATTACTCTATTCTTTTCGAGATAGAACTTACCTCCTATTTCTTTCGTTATATCAAATTCTACTAGCATTATATTTTCTTGCTTTATAGTTTTTTACTGCTTGTCGTATATTATCCCACAGGCCATCTAGTATATTTTTGTAGATATTTTCACCAACTCCTTTCTCACGGTACTTACTAAAACACCATATAACATCTAAGGTAACTGTATCTGGACCACCAATTTTGAAGTCGTAGTATAATAGATACCAAGTACTTTTTATAGGTGAGCTGTCAATAGTAGAATATAATCCAGCCATTACTACTTTTTCATATCTAAGTTTATTGCCTATATACATCGCACCTCTATCAGAATCTTCAAAGTAGGCCGTTATATATCCAGGCTCACAAAATTTCCCGTTAGTGTCTATAAAAACATACCTACCTCCAGTATTAGGTAACCTTGTTGGAAGTTTTGTAAGGAAGAATTTATCGTTGCCCACTCTTGTAAGCTCAAACATTATCTTCTTCTTGTCCATCTTTGAAAATAGTCTTATATAGCTTATGATAGTAAGCCTCTAAGTCTTTAGGTGTCTTACTATTCTTTATCTTACTACAACCCCAAACAAGTTCAAGTTTACTATCAAAGTAATTACCTGTCTTATACATCAATACAGTTCTACCTTGTACTTCTTGAAATTCTATCATAAGACTTGTGAAGAAATCCTTAGTAACTCCTTTCTGTGCTGTCCTCCTGATTGGTCTTACCTTACCATCCTTTAGGTCAACTGATAGGATAATAATACCGGGCTCTAAAAATTTCCTAGTCTTTGTGTGTACTACTACTCTTACCAAATCACTATTACTAATACAATAATGTCTCAAATAGTAATCATCATTTTCTTTTTCTATTTTTGCTTTTATCCACATACTTACAATTAAGGGGTCTAGGTCACTTCAATACCTTACTAGTGAAGATTAAATAATAAAAACATGGATAATTATTTCAGGTATCTAAAAGAATTATTAAAAGAAACCGGATCGAATACTTTTAGCGATCTGGTAGGAGACAATCAGACATACTTAGCTGACTTGAGTGGAACTATTTACTGGTCGACTGGTGATAAAGGTTATGAATATTATCAGACTACTAACATCTTAGATAGTGAATCTTTCTTAGAGAGTGGCGGCATGTATTTCTGCGAACTATCAAGTAAGTCAGTTAGTAGTGAGGAATATGCAATCTACACTGCTACAATAACACTTCATACATTAGTTGGTGAGGTTAGTCTTATGGCAGAGGCAGAAGATAAGGTAGGTGCTGATAGGTTTGCAAAAGAACTGGCAGAGCTTAGTAGGTCTTATATAGTTGAGTCTAGTAAGTTTAGTGCGAGGGATTGGAAAACATATCTCTACAATAATTTTGGTGGTTCAAGTTTAATTGATAATAGTATAGATGATGGAGAAATTGAATATTAATAGAGTACCAAGTAAGAGAAAGGATAGAATTAAACTCCTAGATTCAGCACTTGTACAACTTAAGCGTGAATTTGTAGGTCTTGATGATATAATTGATCAACTTGGTGCTAGTGTGTATGCTTGGTATGTGACGCCAGAGATTATTACTAGACCGACCATTGTATCTATTTGGGGTATGACAGGTACTGGTAAGACAAGTGTAGTTAAGAGATTGATTAGCTTGTTATACCTAGATGACGTAAGAATTTCATTTGATTGTGGTGAGTGTAGAGATAATAATAAATCTATCAGCACGGACATTATGGATACTTTTGGTAAGTCTGAAGAGTCTGATAGTGGTGATAGATTTTCCGGCAGTAATAGTCTTGTATTTATGTTTGATGAATTTCAGTATGCAAGAACTATTAATGAGTCTGGTGAAGAAGAAGTAGCACCAAGTCTTCGCCCTATCTGGTCAATCTTGGATAGTGGTATTATAGATATCAATGATTATAACTATGATTTCAGTAACCTATGTGATTTTATAGATGAACTAGTTGATACATCTAAGTCATTACCACATATTGTAATCAAGGATAATCATATTGAATCTCCCGATGATGTATCTGCGTTCTTGGATCTTATGTTCTTCCACTATGATAGGGGACCTTCTATTAAGACGGACAATACAGAAGATCAGAATAAGCCACTTGAAGTATTGACTAGTAGATATCTTAGAACAATTATTAGGAGGCTTAACAATAAGAGTGATGCATTGGGTAGTAGGGTAGCAAAAGAATTAATATCAGGTGAGTATACAATAGGTCAACTAGCGGAGAGACTTGAGGATATTAAGAAACTTGCAGCCTCTTCTCGTAAACTTGATTGTAGTAAGTCGCTTGTATTTATCTTAGGTAACTTAGATGAGGCATACAAGGACAGTTCTGATATAAGTCCAGATATTGATGCAGACTTATTCTATGATATTACTAGTAGGGTGACAACAACTGACATCAAAGAAGCGCNGGGTAACTTAGATGAGGCATACAAGGACAGTTCTGATATAAGCCCAGATATTGATGCAGACTTATTCTATGATATTACTAGTAGAGTAACAACAACTGACATCAAAGAAGCGC